GTTGAGCAGCAGAGTTATCCACATGTTATTAACACTGTTGAGATTCACAGTTGTGGACGAGCTGTGGATAACTAGCAGCGAACTGTCGCGAACGAGAAACCCTAGAACCGTCAGGGTCAAAATCATTTTGGTTGACAGTCGAGCCAAACGATCGTATAATACGTGTATGGAAACAAAAAACACTCCCCGTAAGAAGCGCACCGACCGCAATCATATCATATATGAATTGCGTGTTGCTGGCGGCAACTACATAGGTGTCACAGCCAAGACTGAGACCACTATTAATAAGAGCGTTTTGGCTCGTGCAGCCAAGCACTTCTATCGTGCCAAGCGAGAAGCCAAAGATTGGGCTCTGTGTCATGCACTGCGGTCTTTGAACGACAAGAGCGAGATAGAAGTACTAGTACACGAAGTCATCCGTGGCAAAGCGGCTGCTCACAAGCGGGAAGTTGAACTACGTAGACAGTTGTCACCCACCCTTAACACAGACACAAGAGGAGATTGATATGTATACAGTTGAAGTCTATAAAACGGACAAGAGAACCAAAGCGGGCGAGCGCTTGGTCAAGAAGGTGGATCATTCCACAGCTGATCGTGGCGCCCTGGAGCATGTCTACAAGCACACCTACTTTCCCAGCCATGGTTACCGCTTTGAGATCCACGAGACCTATGTTACCCGTACCAACATGATGGGTGGTGCTAGCTATCAAGAACGCTATGACACTCCTAGACACTGCTCACCTAGCTCAGAAGCCTACTGGAGCATGTAGGGGTTGACAGCCACCACAAAGGCTGCTATAATAGACACATGTTAACAAAGGAGCGAACCATGTCAGCATTAAAGAAGTTCATTGTACAGAAGAATCACTGGAACTCATTCTTCAAGGGTGAGCAATACGAGATCAGCACTGCTCAAGGGCGTCAGCGGGTGGCAGACATGATTGACGGTTGCCTTAGCCCAGAGAACCTTACCTGCGACGGTGAGTTGAGCCGCGCAGAGGTCAATCGCCGTTACAAAGAGCTGATGACTGCGGCTCGACAGTTGAAGCAACTTGACCCTTCAGTTAAGTTTTACGAATACGAAACGGAGATCTAACATGCGCTATTACGACACCCTAGCAACTTACGAGCGTGAAGGCTTTGAGATCATTGTGGACAAAAGCTACGAGGACTTGAACCCTCGTGACTGCTTTGACGAAAGCTGCACTGACATTGAAGAGATCATCAAGGACATCGACCGTGGCCACTTGGACTGGTTCATGCTGCGTGTACGAGCCTTGGTAGATGGTCACGAGCTGGGCTCAGCCTACCTTGGGGGTATGCTCTACGAAGATCCCACAGAGTGCTTGACTGATGGCTCAGCTGAGGACATGATCGGCGAAGCTATTGCAGAAGCTCGCAAAGAAGCCCAGCGACTTGTAGGGTCTTTGCAGCGTGTGGTTGACACAGCAGCAGCATGAAGCTATAATAGACACTTACACACACTAAGGAGCACGAGATGGGAACACGAAGCACTATTGCGTTAGAGTACGCAGACGGTACCGTTGGACAGGTATACTGCCACTGGGACGGCTATCTTGAACACAATGGCATGATCCTCTACAAACACTACTCAGATCCATTCAAGCTGCGCCAGCTCATGGACTTGGGAGACCTCAGCAGCCTGCGGCCTAACATCGGCACACAGCATGCCTTTGATCGAGCACCTGAGGACGAGTGTACATTTTACAAGCGAGATCGTAAAGAAAACGGTGTCAGCCAAAAGATGTTCAAAGACTATGACGACTACTTGTCCAATCACCAGTTCGAAGAATACGACTACATCCTGCGCAATGACAATGGTGTGGCTGTTTGGTTTGTATCAGATCACGAAGGCAACTATGTGGTCTTGGCTGATGCACTTGCAGAGCACCTGCGTGAGAAAGCTGAAGAAGAAACCCTAGCATCTTAAGGGTTATAATTGATAGGGGTTGACAACAGCCCCTATTTGTTATATAATAGAGACTTGTTAACACATACAGAAGGAGCGAAAGATGGCTACAATTGTTGAGATTTTGGAGGGTTCCTACGGTGCCCGCAAGAACATGGTGTACCCAGGCATGCGCTTGGAGATGGTGAAAGACTTTGACGGCGAAGCTATCACCTGCTTGGCTGGTGAAGAGATCGAAAACGGACGCAATCCCAGCAAGAAGATTCGTGTCAAGGTAGCAGGTCTGCAGGCCTATCGTGTGGTATCGCACATTGACAGCGAACCCGTAGGTGAGAACAGTTTGGTACAACTCAAGGTGGCTGATAGTGCTGTAGCACATATCAGCGACGAAGACTTGATTGAGAAGACTCGTGCTCGCTTCCAAGTACTTACAGACATGACCAAGGCTGTGAAAGCTGGCGATGTTCGTGCTATGATTGTGACAGGCCCTCCGGGTGTAGGCAAGAGCTTTGGTGTTGAAGAAGTACTCACCAAGGACGACTTGTTCAATGCATTAGGCGAGCGTAAGCCACGCTACGAGATCGTGAAGGGTGCTATGAGTGCCATTGGCTTGTACGCCAAGCTCTACGAGTTCTCTGCAGAGAAGAATGTTATCGTGTTTGATGACTGTGACTCTGTATTGCTGGACGACCTGAGCCTGAACATCTTGAAGGCCGCTTTGGACAGTTCCAAGAAGCGTACTATCAGCTGGAACACAGACAGTCGCCTGTTGCGTTCAGAAGGTATCCCAGATCGCTTTGAGTTCAAGGCAGGTGCTATCTTTATCACTAATATTAAGTTTGAGAATGTACGCTCTAAGAAGCTACAGGATCACTTGGGTGCCTTAGAGTCACGCTGTCACTACATCGATCTGCAGATGGACACAGACCGTGAGAAGGTCCTGCGCATCAAGCAGATCGTAGCAGACGGCATGTTGGATCACTACGAGCTAGCAGACATTGCCAAGGACGAGGTTGTGGACTTTGTGCAGACAAACAGGGCTAAATTGCGTGAGCTCAGCTTGCGTACGGTGCTCAAGGTTGCAGACTTGCGCAAGAGCTTCCCTAACAACTGGATGAGCATGGCAGAAGTAACTGTTATGAAGCGAGGTTAATATGACGGCAGAGATCACAGGGTGCCAGTACATTGGCCCGGAGCAGAAGGAGTACCCGTTCAAGATGTGCGGTTGCAAACCCTTCCCGGGTCGTGTATACTGTGAAGAGCATATCTGGACAGTGTACAAGAAAGGTACCAGTACAGGTAACAAACGAAAGATCTCGGCCATCGAGAAAGAGCTGGCTGAGATCAAACTGATTGAAGAAGTTGAGGAGATTCTAAATGATTAAGATTGCATTGGCCGTGGTGTTCATTATATTCCTGCTGGCTATTGGGCCGTTCCTGGTCATTTGGTCGTGGAATGTGTTGTTCGGGGCAGCTTTGTTGATCCCCTACACTTTGGAGACATGGTTCGCTACCGTTTTGATTGGTGCGTTCCTTCGAGCCAATGTTACCGTTAAACGGAAAGATTGAGGTTGCATTGCTCACAGCGTTGTCTTATACTAGTAAGACGCTGTGAGACACAGCTTTAAAGAGGAAACTTAAAATGAAAAGAATCAATCTAGAAACCAAAACAGGCAAGATCTTTGCAGCCCTACAAAAGGGTGAGAAGTTGACAGCCTCCGAAGCCGCAAAGCGTTTCGGTGTTAAGAACTTGTCAGCAGAAGCAAGCCGCATCCGCCAAGCAGGTTATGCCGTGTATGCCAACAGCCGCAAAGCTGGTAATGGTGTTCAGGTAACTGAGTATGAGTTGGGCCGTCCAAGCCGTGAGATCGTTGCACTTGGTTACATGGCCAAGAGCTTGGGTCTTACCCTAACAGCCTAAATAGGTTATCAAACAGGCAAGCCGATTCGCTCCCGGGGCGCTAGTTTGGGGTGTTGTGGAAACGCAACACCTTTTCTCTTTTCTGGCACTCCAATCATTTCGGTTGACAGCACCAGCGATTGGCTATATAATAAGGACATAGACAACAACGGAGCGAACGATGTTTACAGCAGATCAAGTTTGGGGTTTGGCGGTAGCAGCAGATCGAGTCAACAGTGGCTATCTCAAAGAGACCGAGTGGTTGCCTAATGCTGTTCCACCCTGCCGTGGACGCGAAGCCAACAAGCTCATGGTCAAGGCCTGGCTCCGTGCTGGTGCTTTCTCTGAAGCTACAGCA